ACCGCTGGCCCCATTCCCAAACCAGACCCTTCGGTACGGTTCACGCGAGACCAAATCGAAGAAAACGCAAGATTGGCCAACGCCCCCAAACCTGATAGCAGTGTTAGTGACAGGCGGCTAGAAATAGAGCAGCAGGCCGCCGACAAAGCCGCCGCCGCCCAGCGCAGCTATGCCGCCGAACGCCAGCGTGCGATTGCCGAAGAGGCCCGCGCGTTAAAGCAACTGGCGCAAGAGCAAGCAAGAGAGGCCGAGCGGCAAAAAAGCATCTTATCCGATTTTAGCAGCCAAAACCAAAGTCGTTTAGATGACTTGCAGTTAGAGCTTCAGCTGATGGGGAAATCCCGTAAGGAACAGGAAAAAATCCTTTTCCTTAGGGAGATCGACAATGAGGCGCGGCGGTTAGGACTTGATTTAACGGATGAAAACATCGCCAAATTGGAAAAGGAAGCCGAAGCCGCCAAAAAAAAGGTCAAGGTCGTTTTGGATAAAATCGAAAAAAACAAGGGGTCGTTTTCGGCAGGGGTAGGCGAGGGGATCACTAAGTATTTGGATGATGTGAATAATTTGTCCTTACAGGCCAGCAATTTGGTGATGAATACTTTTCAGGGGGCTGAGGATGCCCTTATCGATTTGACCACCAAGGGCAAGCTATCCTTTCGAGATTTGGCCGATTCCATTATTGCCGACATTGCCCGTATTGCCATTCGGCAAAGCATCACGGGGCCGTTGGCGGGGCTTTTGGGGGGCATGTTCCAGCCGTCAGGAGGAGCGGTTGGTGGATTTTATGGCAACTTTGCACAACAAAACATTGGCAAGGCCATGAGTCCCGGAGGGTTTGTCAATGTCACACCCAACGCCCTTGGCGGCATCATGACCAGCGACGGCCCCTTGCCCCTGAATCGGTACGCCTTGGGTGGTGTTGCCAACAGCCCCCAGCTGGCTTTGTTTGGGGAAGGGCGGGGGCCCGAGGCCTTTGTGCCTTTGCCCGACGGGCGGCGGATTCCTGTGGCCATGCAGGGCGGGGGCAATACCAGCGTTGTGGTGCATGTCAATGTGGAGTCTGGATCCCAAAACGTAACCAGCAGTGGGCAAAACGCAGAGGCCCTAGGCAAAACCATTGCCGCCGCCGTGCGATCCACCCTGATTAGTGAAAAAAGACCCGGGGGGCTGCTGTCGTAACCATGCCGTCAACGTTCACCTTTCCTGCAAGCTATGGAACATCCGTCACCCGCACGCCACGGGTCAAGTCCGTCACCTTTGGGGATGGATACGAACAGCGGCAGCCGGATGGCATCAATGTGTTTACCGACGTTTGGTCTATGGCGTTTAATAACATTTCGCCGACGGATGCCATGAGCATTGACACGTTTTTAAGCGGCCTTGGTGGGACGCAGTATTTTTTGTGGACCCCCCCGTCGGGCACAGAGGGCAAGTATATCTGCAAGGAATGGTCCCGCACCATCAATACCGCCAACAGTCAAAGCGTAACGGCCACGTTTAAGCGGGTGTTTGATTTATGACCATCACCACTGCTTTGGCCACAGAAATTCAAAGCCTGTCCCCCACAGCGGTGGTGGAATTGTTTGTTGTGGATTTGACATCTTTGGGAGATTCGGTTTACCGGTTTCATGCGGGGACAAACGCCCTGCAAGCCGCCGTGGTGTGGCAGGGGCAGACCTACACCCCTTTCCCTTGTCAGGCGACGGGCTTTGATCTGTCCACCAATGGCCAGCTACCACGGCCCAAGCTGGTTTTGTCCAATGTTTTGGGCACCATAACGGCTTTGATTTTGGCCACCAAGGATTGCGTCGGGGGCAAAGTCACCCGCAAAAGGACGTTGGTGAAATTTTTGGATGCCGTCAATTTTGCGGGTGGTGTCAATGCGACGGCGGACAGTAACGCCTTTTTTCCTGACGATTTGTATGTGATTGATCGCAAGGTCTCGGAAACCAAAACCGTTGTGGAATTTGAACTGGCCGCCGCGTTTGATATTGCGGGGGTCCAGTTGCCGCGCCGCCAGATCATTCAAAACCTATGCGCCTTTCGGTATCGCGGGTCTGAATGTGGATACGCGGGGCCGCCCGTGGCCACCGAAGGGGATAATGATTTAACCCTAGCCAACGCATCCACGACGCTGCAGCAGAATTTTATCAATGCCCGTGATGCATTAAGAAACGCCATAACCAATACCGCTGTCACGCGCAATGCCCTAGGCCCTGCCCAAAATGCTCTGAATGCCGCAGGCGAACCCGTGTTGTTGGAAGAGCGGTATTCGTCGGGAAACTGGGTGTACCATTTTCGTTATAAGGTGGGCACGGGTCGTTATGAATGGGCCACGTATATTTTTTGGAATGGTTCTCGCGTGTCTTTCAATGCCACTTATAGGCAGGGGCCCTTGGTGTCCGACGGGGCTTGGGAAAAGTTTTATAGAATCCAAAGGTGGGGCGTCAATACCGCGGATCAAACGGCCAAACAAACGGCCTATAACAATGCCTTGGCAACGTATAATGGGGCTGTTTCAGCAGAAGCCACGGCAATAACAAATTATAACAATGCCAGCGCCGCCTTGCCTTATTCGGGAACCTTGTTTGATGCGGACGTCTGTGGCAAGCGGATCAGTAGCTGCAAGAAAAGGTTTCACAATACGCAGGAACGCAGGGGCACAAGCGGTGAATTGCCCTTTGGCGGCTTTCCGGGCGCGGGGGTATCACGATGAACAGCATTATCACAGCGGCGATTTTGGAGCACGCACAGGCTGAATACCCCAAAGAAGCTTGCGGATTGATTGTTTTGAAAAAAAAGGATGGTGTGTACATCCCCTGTCGCAACATCAGCGAAGACCCCGCCATGTTTGTGATTCACCCTGAGGATTATTTGGCAGCGGAAAAACAGGGCCAGATCACCACCATTGTGCATTCCCATCCCGATGCCGACGCCGCGCCATCCGAGGCAGACCGCGTGGCATGTGAGGCCAGCGGTTTGCCATGGTGCATTGTGGGCATCACCAATGCCGCCCCGCCAACGTGGCACACCTTTGCGCCTGCGGGATACAAGGCCCCTTTGATTGGCCGTTCGTTTGTCCATGGGATTTTGGATTGTTACACCCTGATTCAGGATTGGTATTTTGAAGAGATTGGGGTTCACCTGCCCCATTTCCCCCGCGCCGTGGAGTGGTGGAAAAAGGGGGGCAATTTGTATCTGGATCATTTTGGTGATGCTGGGTTTGTGGAGGCTGAGGGTCTTTTGCAGCGCGGCGATGTGATTTTGATGCAGGTTCTTTCTGACGTTCCCAATCATGCGGCGGTTTATTTGGGCGACGATCTGATGCTGCATCATTTGCAAAACCGCCTGTCTGCCCGTGAGCCCTACGGTGGGTATTGGAAAAAACACACAGCCAAAGTGGTGAGGTACGCGCCATGATGCGTCACATTGTCTTGCACGGGGAACTGGCCAAACGATACGGTAAAACCCATCGTCTATGTATTGCCACCCCCGCAGAGGCCATACGCGCCCTAGCCGCGAATCATGACGGCTTTGCTTCCTTTGTATCCGAAAGTGAAACCAGAAACGTGGGCTATCGCGTTGTGGTGGATAAAGAGGACGTGGGGCTGGACGGCCTTCACAATCCCTTTTCCCGTCAGGTCCATATTGTGCCCGTGGTGGGTGGGGCCAAAAGTGCCTTTGCCTCTATTCTGATCGGGGCGGCCTTGATTGGGGCGGCCTTTATTCCGGGGGCAGGGGCAGCCCTATTTACCGTGGCGGGGTCTGCCGTGTCTTTGGCAGGCATTTCCTTTGCGGTTGGTGTTGGTATGGCCTTAACCGGTGTGGGGTCCTTGCTGGCACCGCAGCCTAAAGCAACCGACCCTGCAGAGGCCCCAGAAAACAAACCGTCCTATGCGTTCAACGGTGCTGTCAACACCACCGCGCAAGGCCAGCCCGTCCCCGTTGGCTATGGACGTTTGATTGTGGGCAGTGCTGTTATCAGTGCTGGCATTCAGGCGGATCAATTATGACCCAGACAAACACCCTTTTGATTGCAGGGGCAGGGGGCGGTGGTAAATCCGGCGGTGGGTCCCAGCGCGTTGCCCAAGAATCACCCGATACATTGCGTTCACGGTCCATGGCCCGCATCCTTGATTTGGTGTGCGAAGGTGAAATTGAGGGTCTGGCCACGGGGGATTTGCGCTCGGTGTATTTGGATGAAACCCCAGTGGTTAGCACCAACGGGGCCTATAATTTTACGGGCATCACCATGGACACCCGCAATGGAACGCAAGCGCAAGGCTACATCTCCGGCTTTCCCAGCGTAGAATCCGAAAACGTTGTGGGTGTTGAGGTCAAAGCCTCCACCCCCATCACCCGCAGCGTTTTAGACTCTGTTTACACCCATGCCCGCGTGACCATTGGTATTCCGCGATTGACCCAACAAAACACCAGCAACGGGGACATCACGGGATCATCTGTCACCATGGCCGTTGAGGTCCAACCCAGCGGCGGGTCTTACACTGAGGTTTTGCGCGATACCATCACTGGCAAAACCACCAGCCGTTACCAGCGGTCTTATCGTGTGCCCTTAACAGGGACGGCCCCGTGGAACATCCGCGTGAAACGGATCACCCCAGACAGCACATCATCAGCTTTACAAGATGCCGTGTATTGGGACACCTACACCGAAATCACCGACGAAAAATTGCGCTATCCCAACAGTGCCTTGGTGGCTCTTTTGATTGATGCCGAGCAATTTTCCAGCATCCCCAACCGCGGCTTTGACATGAAGCTGCTGCGTATTAAAATTCCCACCAACGCAAACGTGCGACCGGATGGCACCTTGACCTATAGCGGTTCGTGGGATGGCACCTTTAAAATTGCATGGTCCAGCAATCCCGCGTGGTGTTTTTATGACATGCTGACTAATGATCGCTATGGTCTTGGGGCGTTTGTGGACGAAAGCCAAGTGGACAAGTGGTCTTTGTACACCATCGGGCGGTACTGTGATGATCTTGTCCCTACAGGATTTGGTGGAGTCGAGGCCCGATTTACATGCAATTTGTATTTACAAACACGCGCAGAGGCATATCAAGTCCTGCAAGATATGGCGTCGATTTTTCGCGGCATGACCTACTGGGCAGGCGGTCAAGTCGTGCCGGTGCAGGATGCCCCCAGCGACCCCATCGCGCTTTATACCAACAGCAATGTCGTGGATGGCGCGTTTACCTATACAGGCAGCAGCCTAAAAACCCGTCACACCGTGGCCTTGGTGGCATGGAATGATCCCAACGATTTTTACAGGCAAAAAATCGAATACGTCGAAGACATGGCGGGGATTGCCCGATACGGTGTGATCGAATCCAACATTGTGGCTACGGGCTGCACCAGCCGTGGCCAAGCCCACCGCGTTGGGAAGTGGTTGCTGTACAGTGAGACAAATGAAACAGAAACGGTCAGTTTTCGCACGGGGTTGGATGGGATTGTTGTGCGTCCGGGTCAGATCATTCGCGTGCATGATGCAGATCGTGTGGGCCAGCGGCTGGGGGGACGTGTGGCCGCTGCCACCACCACCAGCGTGACGGTGGATTCATCTTTTGTGCCGGCCGCGGGTACCGGCTACACCCTGTATGCCACATTGCCCAATGGAGCTGTAGGAACCAGTCTCGTGGCATCCGTGGCAGGGGCTGTTTTAACGCTGTCACCGGCTTTGGCCCAAGCCCCTGTTGCAGGTGCGTCATGGATGGTTACAAGTGGGGCCGTGCAAGCACAGCTGTTTCGGGTGGTGTCTATCGAGGAAAGCCAAGATGGCACTTTTGCCATTAATGCCCTAAAGCATGATCCCCAAAAATATGCCTTTGTCGAAAATGATCTGAGCCTTAACCCCACGCCAATATCCTTATTAACCCAACCACCAGACCCCCCACAAGACCTGACCATCGAGGAAAGCCTATACCAAACACCGACCGACATTCGGGTGTTGGTGTCGGTGTCTTGGCAGGCCGTCCCCCGCGCCGCGCGGTATAGTGTGCAATATGCCAAAGATGCGGGCAACCGTGTGACCTTGCCAGAAACAGGCAGCAATTTTGCCGAAATTCGTGACGCATCACCCGGGGTTTATACGGTTTATGTCACGGCCATATCGGATACTGGCAAACGGTCTGTCACCAACGCTTTGCAAAAAACGATCTATGGAAAAACCGCGCCGCCAAAGGATGTTGCCTCGTTTGCCTTATCCAGCATTGCAGGGGGCGTGGCCAACCTGACGTGGGATCCCGCCGAAGATTTGGACGTTCAGGTTGGGGGGTCTATACGGATTCGCCACAGCCCAAACACCACCGGCGTGACGTGGAGCAAGGCCATTGATATTGGCCCCGCTTTGCCCGGGTCATCCACAACGGCCACCGTGGCGCATTTGGATGGGACGTATTTTGCCAAGTTTGTGGATTCTAGCGGCAACAGCAGCATAAATGCTGTTTCCGTGATCACAAATGTGGCCAACACCATGAATTATAACGCTGTTCAAACCATCACGGAAGCCGCCCCATTTGCAGGGGCCAAAACCAATACGGCCTATGATTCTGGTTTGACGGCCTTAATCCTTTCTGGCGGTGTGACGGTTGTCCCCACAGGGACCTATGATTTTGCCAGCATTATTGATTTGGGCAACGTGTACGTTTCCCAAGTCACGGCGGCTGTGACAGCAGAGGGGTTCACACTGAATGATTACATCGGCGCCAGAACAGAGAATGTCAGCACATGGCCATCGATTGCGGGCCAAGTGATTGATGACGTAAACGCAATCTTGCAAGTCAGCGTCACCAACGATAACCCCTCTGGCAGTCCCGTGTGGACCGATTATGCCCCTTTCTTTATTGGCCAGTACGAAGCCCGCGCTTATCGGTTTCGTTTGGCATTGACATCCCAAAACACGGCAAACAATATCGCCGTGAAACAGGCCGTTGTTGTCGTGGATATGCCGGATCGTGTGGAAACGGGCCGCAATCTCACCACCACCACAGCGGCCTATACCGTCACGTTCCCCAATGCCTTTTGGCAAACCCCCGCCATCGGCATCACGGCCCACAACATGGCTACGGGGGATTATTATACCTTGACGGCCCAAAGTGCCACAGGGTTCACCATTCGTTTTTTTAACGCCGCCGGTTCGGGCATTGCACGGACCTTTGATTATTTGGCCAAAGGCGCAGGCCGCAAACTCTAAAAGGAGCAGACTATGTCACAAAATGATTTTTCTATCGCCGATCAGCCCGGGGCCAGTTTTCTCTCAGAGCTGAATAGTCAAATTCAGGCGTTGGCCACGTTATCCTCTGGCCCAACCGCCCCCACCACAACCTATGCTTATCAGTTTTGGTATGACACCACAAACAGCCTGCTCAAAATCAGAAACAGCGGAAACAGCCAGTGGATCACCATCGGCAACCCTGCCGCCGATACCAGCGTCGATATGTACATCGCCAACGCGCTGCGGGCGCGTCTGAATGACACGGGCCTAGGGGTTGGGGTATCTAACCCCGCCTACGCCCTAGATGTGTCAGGGGATGTGAATGTGACGGGGGTGTTTCGGGTGGGGGGTGTAGACATTCAAAACAGTCATCGGTCGGGGCTTGTGAACATGTTTCGCAATCCATTTATGGAAGTTGCGCAAAGAGGAACGTCAGGAACCATTACAGCGGGCACAGGAGCTTATACTTTAGACGGTTGGGCTGTAACGGCTTCTGGGGGAAGCGTGTCTTGGCAGCAAGCTGGGTCCGTTTTAAGTGGCTCTACGTATAGTACAACCTCACTTGGCCTTTTGGGGTCATCGGGATTGACTGCATGCGGAATGTACCAACGTATTGAAAGCAATATGGCGGGACAGATTTCTGGAAGACGGGTAACGGTTCAGTTTGTAATTTCAAACCAAACAGGGGCATCTATAACGCCCACAATAGCCACTTATTACCCAACGGCAACGGATAATTATACATCAGTCGTTGGTGATCTTGGCCTTACATCGTTGCAAACCATTGCCTCTGGCGCAACAGCAACAGTTTCTTATACGTTTAACACACACTTTCTTGGTAGCCGTGGGTATGGCTTTGATCTTAATTTTGGGGCGCAACTCAATGGCGCTGGGAAAAACGTTTATATTTCAGCAGCGGACATTCGTGTTACCCCAGATGCGCCTTTGGGGTTAAATAATGCGCCGCCACGTCCTGAGTATAGACCAATACCTACAGAAATTGGTTTGTGTGAATGGTATCTTGAAACTGGAAGGGTTTATGGTTATGGCATTGCAGGTGGCGCAGGAAACTCTAGGGCCGCCTACCGTTCTTTTCGAAGTCGCAAAAGGACTGTGTCACCAGCTGTGATTGTGTCAAACATCACTTATGCAGGAGCGGGTGCAAATACATTGGTCGTCGAACAAGTAGATTCTACTTTTTTTGGTGCTCGCGTTACGACGACAACATCAGGAAATTTTGTTGTTGATTTTGATTTTCTAGCATCATCGGAGCTTTAATCATGACTTACACTTACGCCAACCCACAAAACACCCGTATCACAGACGGACAAGGTTCGTCCATTCCCGTTGACGAAACTATCGCGGAATACCGAAAACTGATTGCGGATAATGTCACTATTGAGCCCTACGTTGCCCCACCGGATCCCGTGCCGGATTTAACAGTGCGGCAATTTATGATCGGTTTGCACCTTAATGGCATGATCACCGAAGCCGAAGCCCGCGATCGTAACACAATCCCTTTGGCTATTGATGCGGTGTTTGGGACATTGCCGCCAAGCGGTGCCGCCGCCGCCCGTATCACGTGGGCTATGATGACATCCGTTCCCCGCAATGATCCTATGGTGGACGCTTTGGGCCCAGTCTTTAACAAAACACCAGAGGAAATTGACGATTTTTTCAGACAGGCAGCCTTGATATGACATGGTTGACCGCAATCTTAAAAGAGTTGGAACGCCCCGACGATCAAGGCCGTGACTGGTATGGGTGGGCAACAAACCAGATGAGCCATGGGTTGTTAGGGGTGGCAGGCGTTGCGGTTATCATGGGGGCGGTATTGCCCTTTGTCGCCCTTGGTATTGTTCTGGCCCTTGCCGCCACCAAAGAAGGGTATGATCTGGCCAAAGGTGGACGTTTCAAAGATTCTGCACAGGATTTTGCTTTTCAGGGCTTTGGTGGCGTTCTGGCCATGGCCTTGATGACAC